GCTCGCACAAGTGGTCTATCTCCTGATCAATACTTGATCAATGGTGATGACATCCTTATGCGTGCCCAACCAGAAGTTTATCCGAAATGGAAGGAATCGGTCCAAGCTTTTGGGCTCGATCTTTCTTTGGGGAAGAATTATATTCATCCCCATTTCGGCACAGTAAACAGTCAATTAATTTTTGACGGTTCTGTGTTAAACTCTGGTAAACAGATGGTTCTTGACAGACGTAGTCGCGTTTTGGGCGAATGCTTGAGAGATTTGGAATTGTGTATGGATGAATCTCCGACTGAGGAGGTTCACACCTTATTCAAATCCGTGAATCGAAGTAAACTTTCTCGGACCGTCCGGAGCATAAGCGTTCCGGTTAGTCACGGAGGACTTTCTTTTTCCTGGGGTGAACCCCTAAAGGATAAAAGATCAAGAAAGACGGCACAGTTGTGTTATCTTAGTGATCTTTTCAAGAAAATCCAACCGGAAAAAGGTTTTATTTCAATTCCCTATCTCTCACGTAGAGAAAAGTCAATCCAAGATTTGGAAAGTGAAGAGAGGATGTTCAACAATCCTGTCACCTCGACTGAATACCATGAAGACTTTTTAAAGTCCACTGATTTAGTCTTGGTCCAGAAGCGGTGTATGACTCATGGGGATCTAAGAAATTTATTTCTTGATCAACCCATTGAAACATTACCGTCGTTGACTTATCTCAAAACTTACCAAATACCTTGCTCAGACCACCAAGTAAAGAAATTGATCCAGAAAGAGGTTGATAAAACCTTTTTCCGGAACTTTCTTCAGGGTGGTCAAGAGTTTGGATATGACAGCTTCAAGGAAGAGTTCTTACTAAGAACTGCAAATATCGAACTGAATACCAAGGAAACAATGAAACATATTGTATCATTGATGGATTTGGATATTCCGAATGACTTCCTCCAGTATTTGAACCTAGGGTATAAACCCCAACTTTTTGATTCAGAATTTTTCTCAAAAAAACTTTTTGACGGGAAACCGTCAGAAGTTAATTTGGGGAAAATCCTAAAGCCTAAAGAGTTCAATTTACCGGAGGAATTCCCTGAATACGAAGATTTCAGTAAAGAGATTCAGGAGATTCATGATCAGATTCTACTCTCCCAAAAGGGAGAAGAGGAGTCGATCGATGTTTCTTCTGGTGTACTTTGTTGAATCTTTCCCGTTCAGGGTTGCAGGGATTTCACGGTCTGATGGGATAGGTTTCTTTCGTCTTCCGGTATAGAATGTAC